CACACGCTCGGCAGCGACACGGTCGCTGGCCCGGTCATCGCCCTCAAGGGTGCGTGAGCCTGACGGCTTGACGTGAAGTGCAAACTGGGCGGGCCGCTCCACTACGGGGCGGCCCGCTCTCTTTTGGAGTCACGCATGATCGTCCGCGTGGGTGGCACAGAGGCCGACGTTCGGGTGGAAGCCATCCTGTCGATGCCTAGGCTCTCGTTTACTGCCAACCACTTCGCCTGGGGTCAGGCACTCATGCCGCTCGGCATCCGCCCCACGATGGGCACTGGTGCGTTCTGGGACCAGGTCAACACGCGGGTCATGGAACAATTCATCGACAAGGCCGAGTACCTGCTGACGATCGACTACGACACGTTCTTCACGAAGGAGGACGTCGAGCATCTTTTCGCTATGGCGATGACGTTCCAATGTGACGCTTTGACGGGGCTGCAGACCAAGCGGGAGGACGGCCGCCCCATGCTGACGATCAAGGGCACGCTCGACAACCCGCCGGCAGACGGCAAGACGAGCCTGCCGATGGCGTGGTTTTCGGAGCCCGTGCAGGAGGTCGACACGGCGCACTTCGGGCTGACCGTGATCTCGACGGCGGCCCTGAAGCGGTGCAAGAAGCCGTGGTTCTGGAGCAAGCCAGGGGCAGACGGCTCCTGGAACGAAGGCCGCACGGACCCCGACATCTACTTCTGGAGGAACTGGCGCGAGAGCGGGAACCGCGTCTACGTCACGCCCCGCGTGGTTCTCGGGCACGGCGAGTACGTCGTGACGTGGCCCGGCAAGGACTTGGGGAAGCCTGTTTTCCAGTGGACGACCGAATTCACCAACACCGGAAAGAAGCCCGAAACTGCATGGAGCGTGCCTCAATGACGAAACTGAAGTTCACCCGAGCCTGGCGTGGCTACCGCAAGGGGCAGACGGCAGACATCCAGGGAGGGCTCGCCACCCAGCTGCTCGCCCAGCGTGTTGCCGTCGAGGACACGCAGCAGGAGCTCATCGAGACGGCAGCCATCGAGCACCAGGCCGAGACGGCCGACGCGACGCCCAGGAAACGAGGACGACCCCGTGCAGTACCGAAGCCTGACCCGAGCGACTCAGCCGGCCATTGAGCCCGTCACGCTGGCCGAGGCGAAGGCCCACTGTCGGATCGACGGCAACTCCGACGACGCCTACGTCCAGGCCCTGGTGGCGGCAGCCCGCGAGTGGGTCGAGCAGTACCTGGACCGCTCGCTCGTCTACACGCAGTGGACGATGCGGTTCGACAGGTTCCCGCCCGACGGCACGCACGACATCGAGCTCCCACGCCCCCCGGTGGCGACGGCTGGCACGGCGACGGCAGTGGCCCTGACGTTCACCTACGAGAACGGCACCACGGCCGCCTATTCCACGGCGAGCTACCGAGTGGACCGCAACAGCACGCCAGGAGCCGTGAAGACGCTCTACGGGCAGACGTGGCCCCCGCACCTGCAGGACGACAACGCGATCAGCGTGACCTGGTGGGGCGGCTACGGGCCCAGTGGCACAGACGTGCCTGCGGCCATCCGGCACGCGATCCTGATGCTGGTGGGCATGTGGTTTGAACGCCGGATGGCGGCCGACTCCATGAGCGGCGGCGAGATCCCGTTCGGAGTGAAGTCGCTCCTTGACTCCCAGCGGTGGGGCACCTACCGATGATTGACCCCGGCAAGCTCCGCGAGCGTGTGACCGTCCAGGTTGCCAGCGGCACCACGAATGCCCTCGGCGAGACGGTGATGACCTGGTCGGACTCGTCTGCGGTGTGGGCAAGCGTGGAGGGCGTGAGCGCCCGTGAAGCGTTGATTGCCGGCCAGCAGGAGACGAGCGTGACGCACAAGGTGCGGATGCGGTATCTGCCCGGCCTGACGAGCCAGCATCGGTTCTCGTGGCGGTCCAGGACGCTGGAGATCGTGAGCCTGCTCGAGCACGGCAACCGCAGCGAACACGAGGCGATTTGCCAGGAGCAGCAGTAATGGCGAAGGACGCCGGGGCTCTCGAGTTGTCGATGGAGTTCCCTGAGCTCACGGAGCTCCGCGAGCAGTTCAAGTCGCTACCGGAGAACATCGCCGCCAAGCACCTCGGTGCCGCCCTTCGGGTTTCCATGAAGCCTGGTGTATCGGCCCTGCGGAAGAACACGCCGAAGGGGCCGACGGGCAACCTGCGAAAAAGCATTAAGACGAAGATCAAGGTGTACTTCAAGGACGGCAACGCCGTCGGCATCGTGGGCTACTCGTGGGGCGGCGAAGCGAAGGGCTATCACCAGGGCTTCTTGGAGTTCGGCACGAAAGAGCGAAAGACCAAGGGACGGTTCGCGTCCAGCTGGAAATCCAGCAGCCTCAATAACAGCCAGTACGTGCGCGGTGGGTTCACGATCCTGAATCCGACGCGCGGCCGGAATGCTGGCAAGCTGGTCACCAAGCCAAGGCCGCCCAAAGCTTTCTTCAAGAGCGCCAAGGCCAACCAGGTCGTGAGCCTCGGCAAGATGCCAATCGGCGGCCGCACTGGCGTCCCGCCGGTGAAGACGGCTTTCAATCAGGCCCAGCCGGCCATGCGTAGCCTGCTTCAGCAGGAGCTCGCCACCAGGCTGGAGAAGGCACTGAACGAGGTGAAAGGCCGCGTCGCCAGAGGGCTCATCACATGAAATCCCCCGAAGCCGTCCTTCGCTCAGCCCTGGTGACGAACACCGTCACGTCGTCCATCGTCGGCAGCCGCGTCTATCCGCTGCTGGCCCCGAAGACGGCGGCCCTGCCGTTCATCACCTGGCGACGCTCGGCGATCAGCCGGGAGCACACGCTGGCCGGGCCGATGGGCGTGCCCAACGTCAGCGTGGAAATGCAGTCCTTCGCCACGACCTACGACGCCGTGAGGCAGCTGGCCGACAAGGTCCGCGTGGTTCTGGATGGGTACGGGGGCACCGTCGACAATGTGGAGGTAAAGCACGTGTCGCTGGAGCAGGAATCCGACGACTTCGTGCAGCTGGCCGGCGGCGACCTCCCTCCGGTGTACCAGGTAACGCAGACCTTTAACGTCCTCTGGCAGGAGATTTGAAGCATGGCCGTTACGCCGCATGACGGAACGGGAACGACGTTTTCTTTCGGTGGCACCGCGTTCACCGTCACGAACATCGTCGTGACCAACACGGACCCGGCGACCGACGACACCATCGACGTATCGCATCTGGGGCTGACGACCGGCAACAGCATCCTGAGCCAGAGTCGCCCGCTCCAGGGCTCGGCGACTGACACCGGCCGCGAGGTGGTCGTGGACTACCTCGGCACGGCCATCATCAAGGACGCCAGCACGGGCACGCTGGTGCTGACCGTCGGCAGTTCCACCGCGATCAGCGCGGCGGCCACCGTGGCCTCGTCCACGCTGACCTTCGCCACGAATGACGCCGTGCGGGGGCAGGTGACCTTCAAGGTCGCCCGCTACTAAGCCAGACGGAGGCCCGTCATGGCAACACCTTGCGCGGGCGTCACGGCGACATGGGATAGCGTTGCGCTGGGCGAGATCACCGAGATCAAGGTGCTCGTCGGCGGCAGCCTGCCCGTCTATCGCGGCGGCACGCACTCGCCAGCCGGCTGGTCGTTGGACATGGGTGCTATAGACATCTCGTGCCTCTCGACGGCGCAGATCACCCTGGCCCAGTACGGCAAGAAGGCCACGCTCGACATCGGCGGCGGCGGCCTGACGTTCACCGCGAAGTGTATCTGCCAGACCCTGCGTCTCGAGGGGACGGTCAACGACGTGGCACGGTACGCCGCATCGTTCAAACTCGCTCCCAACTGAAGGGCTGACGAATGGCACTGACGGCAGAACAGATCCTGGCAGCGGACGACCTGGGCCTCCTGAAGGTCAACGTGAAGGAGTGGGGCGGCGAAGTGTTCATCCGGGTGATGACCGTGGGTGAGCTCGACGCCTACCAGAAGGAGTGGGTCGGAAAGAAGGAAGTCGGCGTGGACAACTTCCGCGCCAAGTTCCTGGCCCGCTGCCTGTGTGACGACAAGGGGCTGCGGCTTTTTACGGACGAGCAGATCGAGCAACTGGCGGCGAAGAGCGCGAAGGTCGTTGGCCGGCTCTTCGACAAGGCTGCATCGCACAATGCGATCACGGAGAAGGACGTCGAGGAACTGGCAAAAAACTGAGCATCCGCCCGACGAGACGCTTCATGTTTCGCCTGGCGGGGTTCTTGAAAAAGACGGTAGCCGAGATCGAGCGCATGTCGGCTCGGGAGTTTGCGGAGTGGTTGGCTTACACGAGGTACTTCGAGGCGATCCCTGATTCGTGGCGGGAGACGGGACTGATAGCCAGTGCGGTACTGGCACCGTACTCGGCGAAAGGCAAGGCACCCAAGGCGGACGATTTCGTACCGATCGACAAGCCTCCGCAGCACCAGCAGCAGATGGCGGAACAGATTCGGCAGCTACAGAACTTCTTTGGCGGGTGAGTCATGGCAACGGTGATCGGCGTCGGCATGCAGATGACGGCGAACGCCTCTGGCATGACCAAGGGGCTGTCCGACGCCGACAAGGCACTGCAGCTGCTCCAGAAGATCGTCGAGCAGAACCAGAAAAGCCTGCAGCGGTTTACCGGCGAGGCGGACAAAACGTCACAGAGCCTGGACAAGCTGACCCGTGGCGTCGGCACTCTAAGCACCATTGAAGTGGGCCGCGTGCTGGTGAGCGGCTTTCAGGCTCTCAGCAGTGCCTTCACCAGCGCCGCCCAGAACGTGCTGACGCTGGCCGGGAACGTCAGTCAGTCGCTTGATTCCCTGAACGACCTGTCCGCCCGCACCGGCATTGGCGTCGAGTCGCTCCAGGCGTATTCCCTGGCGGCCAAGCTGGCCGGCGTGGACGCTGCGCAATTCGGCACGGCGATCCAGAAGCTGTCGGTGAACATCGGCAAGGCGAACGCCGGAGACGCCTTCGACAAGTCGCTCCGCGGAATTGGCCTGACGGTGGCCGAGCTCAAGGCCCTGGCCCCCGAGCGGCAGTTCTCGGAGATCGGCGAGGCCATCTCGCGGCTTCCGACAGTCGCCGACCGTGCTGCCGCGGCCGTCGAGATTTTCGGCAAACAGGGTGCCGCCCTCGCGCCGCTGTTCCGCGAGGGGGCAGCCAGCATCGAGGAGCTCCAGGCCCGTGCCGAGCGGCTCGGCATCATCGTCAGCGAAACGCAGATCAACAACGTCGCAGACATGAACGACGCTTTCGACCTCGTGCGAGCCACCGTCGAAGGCATCATCGGCCAGGTGGTGGGCAACCTTGCCCCGGCCGTCACGGAAGTCACGAATCAGTTCCTGAAGTTCGTCGAGGAGTGGAGCGGGACGGCGGGTGAAGGCGGCACGGGCATTGCCAACGCGATCACGGACGTTCTGTTGCAAGGTGCCGAAGTATTTGCCGGGGTGTTCGATCGGTTCGTGGGCACCTTCGGCTCTTTTACTGAAACGCTGTCTGGCGTTTCTGCGGCGTTTGGGCTTGCGGCCAACATCTTTGCGACGGTCTCCGAGTCGCTGCGGGCGGCGTTCAATGTGTTCGAGCTCGCCGGCAATGCCATTTCGATGGCGCTCGGCAAGCTGCTCGAGGGCATCGGCGGCTACCTGTCTTCCGACCTTGAGGCATACGGCAAGGAACTCCAGCGGCAAGCCCAAGCGGCGACCGACAGGAACTCCAGGGAGCTCGAAGCCGCCGCAACGAATGCCGCGAATGCTGTCGTGAACGCCTTCACTGGGGGGCAAGGTAGCGCCGAGTCCGCTGGCGCTGGCGCGGCCGTGCAGTACGTCCAGGGATTCGCGGACGAGGTGCAGCGAGCCAGGATCCCGGAAGTAAAGGTGGCGGCCGACCTCGCCGACGCAACTGCTGAGCTCGACCAGTTTCTGACGACTGCCGAGGACGGTGCGTCTGCGTTCCTGCAGGAGTCCCAGGCGACCCTGGCGACGTTCTCGCGGATGGCCGCCGAAGGCGAACTGACCGCAAGCCAGATTCAGATCATGAACGGGTTCATGAAGAACCTGAACGCCGAGCTAGAGAAGGAAAAGCAGCTTCGACTGGAGGCAACCGAGGCGGCCGAGAAGCAGGCGGCGGCCGATGGCAAGCGTGTCGAAGGACTACTGAAGACCAGCGACGCCGCGAGCAAGGTTGAGGAAGACCTAGCCGCTGTCCAGCGTCAGCGGGCCGCCATTGAGCAGCAGACGGGCGAAGAGGCCCAGGCTAGGCTCGAGCAGCTGGACGCATTGCGGCTCAAGCTAGAAGACCAGCAGCAAGCCATCGACCAGGGCTTCGGCGACGGCTTTGAGGCCACGTTCCAGAAGATCAACGCTGGCATCTCGTCTACGGTCGAGAAGGCCCAAGAGTTCGGCCAGGCTGGATTCGACGCGGCCGTCAGGCTCCAGGAAGGCATTGCTGCGGCCCAGCAGCAGGCCAGGGATGGAATTCTCAACAGGGAGGCGTTCGAGAACCAGGTCGCACAACAGCAGGCAATCTTCGACCAGGAGATCAAGAACCTAGAGGAAGCCGACCGCAAGAAGCAGGAGCTCGAGAACGCAGGAGAGCGCCGCATTGAAGAGCAGCGGAAGGCCGCCCAGAAAGAACTTGAGGACGCGGCCAAGGCTCAGGCCGATGCGGAAAGGAACGCCCAGGAGCAGGCCAACGCAGCCCAGCAGCAGATCGCCCAGGCCCAGCAGCGGCAGTACGAAGAGGCACAGAAGGCCCAGCAGGCGTTCTTGGAGGAGCAAGCCAAGGCCCAGCAGGCCGAGTTTGAGCGCCAGCAGAACCGCCTCCGCGAGCTCAACACGCTCGGTGCTCGCTCGGTGCAGACCGCCGACGTTCGCACGCAGGAAGGCGCGGCCCTCGTCATCGGCCTCGCGGCCGAGGCCCAAGACCCGAACCTCATCGAGGCCCGGCAGCAGAGCAAGCTCCTGCGGCAGATCAATCAGTCCATCCTCAACACGGTCAGCGGTGCCATCGGCCGCCCCGTGACGATCGGCGTCCTCGGAGCCAGGGCATGAGCATCTCATCTATCCGGGAACTGCCGCGGACGTTTGAGGAGGAAGTCGGCTCGCCCGCCGTCGCCGTGCGCCGCTGGGTCGTGGTGTTGAGCGACGACACGCTGACGACGCCGACGAGCGAGATCGCGATCCTGACTGACACCTGCGGCCTGGCGTGGGGCACGACGCATCCAATCCACACGGCTCTGCGGCTGCGGAAGTTCACACTGGCCGAGGGCTACGAGGGCTCGCCCTACCACGTGCTGGTCGAGGCCACGTATTCGATCCTGCGGCCCAACGAATACACGCACCCAACGAGCAGGGTGCCAGAGTGGACCGTCGAATCTAAGGCTGGCGAGGTGGCGGCGTTGTCCTATTACGACGGCAGCACGCTCCGTCCGCTCACCAATTCGGCCTACGACTATTTCCCCGGCCTGACCGCACCCGAGAGCATGATCGCATTCAGGGTGCGGCAGAACTTCGGGGCGTTCCCCACCGGGTGGGTCGGCTCGCAGAACTACGTCAACAGCAGCAGTTGGTACGGCCTGCCGACGCACACGGTGAAGGTCGACGGCGTGAACGTCGTGCAAACCGTCGAGCAGTG